ATTGCGTCTGGTGACACAGTTAAACCCATGCTTTTGACGTCATATAAACCACCAGTGTTTTGGTGTGTGTAAATCATAGTAAAGTTTGCCATTTCGTTCTCCTTATTGTTCTTATACTATACAGTCATTGGAGCACGATGTCAAGTTCTTTTTTACCGTTTTCTGGCGAAAGCCTTACAGGCCTTTTCTGCTCTTGCCCAGGAGCATTTGACACCAGCAATGTTAGTGCTACGCTCTGCATCTGGTTTCTGTCAAATTTCTTCAAATAGAGTTTCAAATGTGTTTGAGTATAAATTGGTGTTCCATTCTTGTGGCACAAAAAACAAGTCAATTTCGCGTTGTATTGCCACACCATTGTGCAGTAGTGTTCTTGTGCGATTGGTAAATTCTCCGTCAAGCCAACCCTGACGTTTTGAACACACTCTATAACGCCGCTGTCTCATCCACTCAATCATAGCTTGTGCTGTGTATCCAAACTTTTGGCTAAACTGTGGATTTACTTCTGCTTGTATAAGAGGGCGATTTGTTGAAATGGTATGCTCAGCACCTTGTAGCACAAACCATTCAAATCCTTCTACATCTATTTTGATGAAATCACAGTCAGTGAAAGCATATGCATCAAGTGTTTGCACTGTGACTGTGTGTCTTTGTTTCTTGGATTCTTTTGCTCGTTCATTATATGGTGTGTGGTCCAAAAAATTGTGTCCGTTGCACTGTGGCACAATCATAATGTCTGCGGTGCCCTGCTGTTTACCCAATGCGTCTGTGTAGAGTGTGCAGTTAGTCACACCGTTGTCTCTTATGGTGTTGCGCCACAGTGTTTGTGTGGTTGGGGTTGGTTCCCAACAGTGCACCTGTTGAAATCGTTCTGCATAGTGTATGGCATTGAGCCCATTGTTTGAACCAATATCTAAACACACACGCCATCTGGGCAGTATGGTTTGCACAAAATCCCAATTGGTTGATTGATATTGTCCGTGACGCAGTCTTTCTCTGAGGATTGAATCACCAGTTTCAATCCAATAGGTTTTGCCGTTTTTTGACAGTATGGCTTCCATGTTCATCTCAGTCTCCTACGCAGGTAATCTTGTAGAGCACAGTGTAGACGCCACGCTTCGTCAGTGTCGTCCTTGTGTAGTAGTTCTAACAGTTGTTCAATAGTCAAACAGTTCATCTTTGGGTCCTCGCTTTGATGAGTCATCATTTGGTAAATCAATGCCCATGGCACGATTCCAAGTTTCTCTGCCTTGGTTTATTAACTTCCAAGCCTTGCCCTTGTAGTTGTGTCCATTGGTTCTTGTTTTGTATGGTGTGAGTATGTTGCCTGAAGTTGAAAGATGTCCATAACGGTTTATTATCTGCTCACAGTCAATCACAGCTTTGAGTGTGCTCATGTCCACACAGTTTGGAAACTCCTGCTCAATCAATTTGATGCCATGACAGTATAAACTCCAAATTGAGTTGTCCATTTCATGCAGATGACGCCAAATTTCTTTGTTGTTTTTTTGCAGTTTACCATGCTGTTCAATCTGCGTGTTCAGCATTTCTGATACTTTTTTGAAAATGACTAGACTGTTGTCATCTATCTGTTGTTTACTCATTGCCATTTGTTTCTCCTTTGTTTGCAAAAGCTTCTACAGCCAGCGGGTTCAATTCAAAACCTACAAAACGCCTACCAAGTCTTTCAGCTGAACGCTTGGTTGAAAAACTGCCACCAAAAGGATCCATTACTACATCACCTTTGAGTGAACTATATTCAATGAACTTGTCAATGAAACTTTCACTTATTTGATTACGATTTTTTAATTCGCCTGGACGATAGTCTCTTGGTAGTTGTTGCACTGATTGTCTATCGTGGTAAGATTGTTTGGTGTCTTTGAACCTAGTGTTGAAAGTTCTCTTGCCAGGCTTGGTCCAAAACAATATGTGGTAGTGCGAACTTACCCATTTCTTTTTTGTATACACACCAAAACTATACTGTGCAACCAAATGATTTACTTCTTGTAGATCAGTTGCGTGTAGTGCGTTCAATATATGATGTAAGTTAGTATAACCACTTACAATGTATATGCTACCTCCTGGACGCAAACATCTTGCACATTCTCTAATCCAATCTAGAGAAAATTCACTGTAAGTTTCTAGAGGCACTTCTACATAACCAGGAACAACATGAGATTCATCTCTGTTGTAGTGTGCGTCTAGTTTGTCGCCTTTAATTCCATAGGGCGGGTCAGTAAAGACTAAATCAATTGAATTGTCTTGAATGTGTTGTTGCATGCCTGTGATGCAATCTTGTGTATAAACTGCCATTGTTTCTCCTTATTGTTTGTATATTATACACTAATATACCTTTTTTGTCAATAGTATTTATCAATTTGATAAATATCATAAGCAAAAAAGGAGAATGGTATGAGAGATACAGCATCAGAATTAGCAAACATCAACAAAAGTCTAAAACCTTTCAAGGACACAGTCACACTACTCAACAGTGTTCTAGCCATGTTGACTATTTGTTTGCCTATACTAACCATATCAACAGTGTTGTGGCAATGGCTAGGTTAAAACGAGTAGCCTGCACTGACTCTACGGATGGTAGGTGGCAATTGGCACAGCTTAAACAGGGTTGGTATACCAAAGACTTTGATTTTTCTACAAATGAGTTTGTAATGGGTCGTTGTGAAGACATAGAAACAATAACCCGTCAACAAGCAAGACTGTTGTCTTATGACGATTACTCAAAGTTAGATGAAAAAACCAAAAGAATTATATGGCCCAAACTGTATGAAGGAGAGTAGTATGCCGTGGGGTTATTTTGAAGTAGATCCTAAATATTATGGTGCAGATTTTAGAGCTGGTGTAGCACCTGCAAAGAAGTCAAACATCTCAGTTGACAAAACCTATTGTTTGGTTGGTTGTGAACCAGACACTATGTATCGTCCTGGCACAGAACCCAAGGGTTTTCGTTGGTTTTGGTGGGACAACTCAATGATGCCACATCTAAGACATCCTTCACCAGCAAATCCAACAGCAAACAAGCTGTGGAGCAGACTAACATACTGTGGTTGGAGCATGCCAGAACATCACTTGCCTAGATGGGACGATAGACAGCGTGTGAATGACATACTGCAACACAATTCACGAGGCGTCATACGAGATATCAGCCAACTGTGGAATGGAACACAGTCTACCTCACCTCTATCAAACCGTCGTTGTTTGGTGTTGCGTTCATCAGACAGAAACTACAGAGAATTTTATGGTGAAACATGGGACGAGTATTGGGCTAGAATAGAACCTGTGCTCAAACGGCATGGTTTTGAATACACAGTAAGACGCAAAGTAGCAATCAAAGCAAGAATAGGCAATCAAGTGGTAGATGAAATCCGTAGAGGAGGCTATGATTGCGTTTTAGCCAATCATTCAGCAGGTGCAAGTGAAGCAGTAGTCACAGGAACACCTGTTATCACAACATCACCATGGAATCCTACGAGAAGAGTGTCAACACCATGGGAACACTTTGCTGAATACGGTGACGTCTTACACTATGACGCAGAATTTGTAGACAGTTGGGTCACTGCCATATGTGGTTATACCTATTATAGACCAGAATTGAACACACTCAGCTGGATTGACTATCATCCAGATGCAAAATATCTAAAGGAGGCAAAAAATGCCATTTAAAAAAGTATATGACAATCCTAATGGCATACCAAGAGAATGGATTACAAAATATTCAATGGCAAAAGCTCAAGCAAGAGCACTAGGACAAGAATGGGCTTTTGAATTAGAAGATTGGTATGACATGTGGGAACAATCAGGTGTCAAAGAACACAGAGGACCTAAAATACATCAATACTGTATGGTTCGTAAGGACCCAATTGAAGCATGGGGTGCTCACAACTGTATAATTGTTGCTAGGAGAACACACATGAGAAAACACTGCTATGAAAAAATGTTGAAAACAGTGAAAACCACTGAATGGACTGACAGCCATGACATCAACTACGAGAAAGACAATGAGCTTGTATAGTGATTTAAGAAAAGAATATCTTGCTGAATGGCGCATATGGTATAAAATGATATATTCTTGTGAACACAATGAAATATATTATGTTGAAACTCAAGTATGTGATGATTGGAAGGGAGAACAAGGGTTTGTCAATTGGTTAGATGATCTAGGACCTCGTCCAAGTGCAGAACATGTTCTAAATAGAATTAACAAACTTGCAGATTATGAACCAGGTAATGTAGAATGGTGTTCTAAAGGAAAAAGCATGTCAACACTGAGATTGGATCATACAGAATATGGACATTGGCGTAGAATAGCAATAAACAATGGCATACATGGTGAATGTTTTAGACGCAGAGTCAAGGAATTTGGTTGGACATATGAACAAGCCAGTAGTATACCTGTAGAAAATGGTAAAAAATTGGCGTATAGATATGTTTGAAGAAGACAACCCATATGACACACTAATGGATTTGGTTAAATTTGCTAACCATGCAGACAAGCATTTGAATAATCTAATCAAAAACCAAAAGGTGCTGTTGGACACACTAAACAAAACACAAGAACAAATAGAATTGCAAAGCAAACGAATAGACTTACTAGAAAAAAGGATCTATGGAATTGACGAGAGTTGACATAATTGGCAATGGTGCCAGCAACACACTATACACACCAAGTGACAGATATGTCATCTGTTGCAACATACCTCAACATGGATACAACTATAATGCACTGTCAATTATAGATGCAAAAGTTGTGTATTGGATGAGATCAAACAAATGGCATCCTCGTGTGCCAGTTTACACAACACAAGAAACAAAAGAATTGAGATTAAAACAAAACATTGAAGGCGATTGGTTTCCAATTTACAACAAAACCAATCATTGGAACGCAGGATTACATGCCGCCAACTACATGGCAAAACCTCAAGGCGAAATACACCTATGGGGCTTTGACAGTATGTGGAGCAAAGATTGCACAAGTCAAATGGACACACTTGTGCCTAGGGCTCATCGTCCTCCATTGCATCAAAGATGGTCCCCTATATGGAATGAAATATTTGATAGACACACAAATACACAATTTGTTATTCATACACCACAAGGAGTAGAACATGCGTTTTCCAAACCCAATGTCAGACAGTCACAAGAAAATATTGAAATGGCTTAAACAGGTTATTGCCAAACCTAGAAGCAAACTAGGAGGACATGCGGTGTGTCCTTATCTAAATGACTATTGGCACAAAACTATGATGGTAGAAACTACTACACCTGAAAATGTAGTTGAAAGTTTTAGCCACTTTAAAAATATATTCCATCTAGAAGCTGTGGTTGTAAATGGTTTTGATTGGGACTATGACTATATGCACGAACAGATTAACCGTTGGAACAAACAATATCGCAAACGAGATGTGATTTGTCTAGGTATGCACCCAGATACAGAACAAGAACCTCTAGGCTTTGCATACACATACACACACGAACCTTTGATTATTATACAGCGTATCAGCACACTGAAAAACAGCCGTTTACAGCTGAAAGAGACTGATTACTACACCTATTTCAACAGAAAGACTAAATAATACTGACGCTATAAAACCAAGGAGATACAATGACTATCACTCTTAGACAAGAATCAGCAACAGGTGCAACTACCAAAGGTAGTGCTCTTACATATGCTGAATTAGACAATAACTTTGTTCATTTGCTCCGTCAAGGCTCAGTAAGTGTAGGCGCTGACAGCGGAACGCAACAAACACTTGGTGAAGCAGACAGAGATTCATTATTAACAATTACAGGTGGCACAGATATTTCAACAACTGTTAGTGCACCAGACTCAGCAGGTGCTACCACAGTGGAAATTGCCTTTACAGGTTCAGCTGGTATTGCCAATGTTGTAGAAGACACAACACCACAACTAGGTGGTGCATTAGATGCACAGTCTAACAATATTACTAACCTAGGAACAATCAACACTCACACAGTTCCAGGTGGCACAGGCACTTTTGCACTAACAAGTGATATTACTTTTGCCAATGTTGTAGATGACACAACACCACAACTTGGTGGAGATTTGGACCTAAACTCCAATGACATCACAGGCACAGGTGATATTGATATCACAGGAACAGTTGTAGCACAAAGCACATTAAACGCACAAACAGGCACAACTTATACAACAGTATTAGCTGATGCCAGTAAGTTGGTGACATTGAGTAATGGAAGTGCAATTACATTAACAATTCCACCTAACAGTTCAGTTGCATATCCAACAGGAACAAAAATTGATCTAGCACAACTTGGTGCAGGACAAGTCACAGTTGCTGAAGGTTCAGGTGTGACTGTAAATGCAACACCAACAAAAAAATTAAGAGCACAATATTCAGCCGCAACTTGTATCAAAACAGCAACTGACACATGGTTGTTGGTTGGCGATTTAGCGAGTTCATAATATGAGTGTTATAGGTTTACCACTTGGTATTACAGCTTCAGGCACGGCAGTAGTTGAAGGACTATCTATCAATGCAGAAGGCAATGCACAAGTTGATACAGCAGTAAAAAAATACGGCACTGGCAGTGTAGAATTTGATGGCACAGGAGATTATCTAGATGTGCCAAGTGGATTAGCCATTGCAGGCAGTGGCGAAGACTTTACTATTGAAGCTTGGGTATATTTTGACAGTCTAACAGGCGGACAAGGTATATTCACAGACAGACCTCCAACCACAAGCGGTTATAGTTCTACTAATTTTTATGTAGAAAAAAACAGTTCAAACACTATATTCTGCGGCTTTAGTGGAGGCGGTGATATCACAGGCACTTCAAGTGTTAGTGCTTCACAATGGTATCATATGGCATTTGTAAGAAGCAGTGGCACCACAAGTTTCTATCTAGATGGACAACAAACTGGTTCAACACTGTCTTATACTGGTGCAGTTGGTGATGGTAGTTTTTCAATGGGTGCAGTTGTTGGACAATATCTAAATGGTTATATGGATGAAATTCGTGTAAGCAGTGTAGCAAGATACACAGCAGATTTTACTCCACCACAATCAACATTTCAATATGATAGCGACACATTACTTTTATTGCACTGTGATGGCACAAGTGGATCAACTACATTTGACGCTGATGAATCAGGTGCCGCAAGAACAGCAATTGACTTAGATACCGTAAACGCACAAAGTGAAATTGACACAGCACAAAAGAAGTTTGGTTCAAGTTCAGTTTTACACACAGGAAATGGTTCACTGGTAAGATACACAGGATCAAACGCAGGTCCTTTCTATCAAAGAGGTGGTGCTATGACTGTTGAATGTTTCTTCAAAGTTAACAGTGATACAGGATCTGCCACAGTTGGTATTGTCACGCTGGGAACTAACAACGCCACAGTAGCAAGAGCTTGTTCATTAATGTGGAGAAACTTTGACAGAAAGTTCCAAGCAGTTTACTATCCACAGTATGATTCAGGCAACCAACAAATAATTTGGAGTGGCACAGGTATGAGTGCTGTTAGTTTGCCAAGCGGTTTTATTCACCTTGCTATGGCGTGGAATGGTTCACAATTTAGTGTTTGGGTTGATGGCACAAGATATCACAATGTAGCTCTTACAAGTAGCACAGGAACCATTGGCACAAACGGTAATTTAGATATATCAAACAATTTGAATGTCAGTGACGATGCATGGGTAGATGAAGTTAGGATTTCAAGTGTTGATAGATATGGCGTGACTAATTCAAGCATCACAGTGCCAACTGATCCTTTTGTAAACGACAGTGACACACTTGCACTTCATCACTTTGAAGGCACAGATGGTTCACAAAGTGGTGCAGGATTTGAGGATGACAACGGATGATATTAGAAATAAGATTAGACACAGTAGACAACGGTGTGCAGACTGTTAATGTTGAAGTTGACGTTGAAGGTTTAACCTATGACGAAAGAACAGTAGCATTAGACAATGCACTAAAATTACAACCTGCTCATACAAGTTATGAGATACTAGGAGAAGTTATATGACGATACCTACTACACCAGCAGGAACAACCAATGTAGATGCAGGCAGTGACAAAATTAGTCTTGCTCGTCCAGACATCAAACAAAATATTGATAATGTAAACGAAATTATCTCGCACCTTGACACAGGACAATGGACCAATCAACAATACATTCTCAAAACTACATTAAGTGGGGTTGACAGTGCTGGTGATATTGATTGGGATCTTGATGACAACCAAGTAGCAGAAGTCACACTAAGTGCAAACTCTACCTTAAACAATCCAACAAATAAAAAATCAGGTGCAACATATGTTTTGATTGTAAAACAACCTGCAGGTGCAAATTATACACTGGATTTTAGTTCAGATTACAAATTTGCTTTTGGACTTGCACCAACTATCACAGCAACGAACGGTGCTGTTGACGTCCTTACTTTTATCAGTGATGGAACAAGTATGTTTGGTGGTATCCAGCAGGACTTTTCATAATGCCTTGGGTTAATCCTGCACTGTTTGGTGGCAGTGGTGGTAATTTTGACACACTGTTTGAAATAGAAGTAAACACAGGTGCTGGCAGTAGCTCAGGAACATTTTTTAGTTTTGGTGGTGATACATTCACTGAAAATGGTGATCCTGACAACAATTTTGCACCACAATTTGAATCTACAAATGCAGACAGCGTTAGAGTCAATAACCTAGGCAATTATCTAATTACTACTGTTAGCAACACACTTACAGCAGTTGGAGGTGGAACAATAACACAATTGGACCTACGCTATCATACATTTGATACTAACCAAGAACAGTTCTCAGCTGGCGCAGGAACTTTAGTTCAAACATTTATGACAAACAGCGTAGCAGAATCTATCTCAGCACCTATTACTTTTAATTTTACAGATATAGCGGCACTACAACCTGGCAATCCTTATCTTGAAAACCATTTAAATATTAGATTTACAGCAGTGACGCCTAGACCCAGTGTCACAGGAAGGCTATTATTAGGCTTTTTAAAGCTATAATTACGAAAGGCTAATAAATATGTATATCGCGATTAACAAATTAAACAAAGGAGATCTCTTATGAGTCAAGCAAGTGATTATTTAGAGGACAAGTTATTGGACCATGTTCTCAGAAATACCGCTTTCACTTCACCAACCGCAGTCTATGTAGGATTGTTTTTAGAAGGTGATAGTGCAGGTGACAACACGGACCTTTTAGAAGAAGGAACGCTAACAAACGAAATATCTGGTAATGGATATGCTCGTAAAGCCGCAACATTTTCAGCCGCATCAGGAGGAAGTATAACAACTTCAGGCAACATTACATTTGATCCTGCAAGTGGAGGAAACTGGGGCACAATTACGCATATTGCTATTTTAGATGCCGCATCATCAGGCAATGTTTTGTTTTATGGCGCTCTAACAACTTCTAAGACTATTGAAGACGGCGACACTTTCCAGATTACAGCGGGCAATTTGACAGTCACATTGGCATAATAGGAGATAGTTCCTATGGCCCAGTATGTAATACTGAATGATGATTATCTTGACAGCGGCTATGTAGCATCAGGATTTGTAGGCACTGACAGTGACTTATATGTTGCAAGTGGCTACATTGAAGATGCTAAACAAGGCGATGCAAGTCTATCAGCACAAGCAACATTAACTGTTGCAGGTGGACTTGTTCAAGATGCAACATCAACATTAGATTCAGCATTTTCTGCGTCAATAGATGCAGATGTTATCGCTGACGCTATAGGAACCTCTTCATCTTCATTTACTGTAGCAACAATAGATGCAGTAAAAACAACTGACACTGACAGCGGTATATCAACAGCTATCAGTGCAAGTATCACAGCAGTTAAAACAGTTGATGCTGACATCACAACAATAAGTGCATTTAGTTCAAGCATAGATGCAAACGCAACTGTCTCACCAGGAGGCAGTATATCTACAAGTGCAACAACAGCTGTCACAGCAGTCAAAACTGTGGACGCAGTAGTTGGCACAATAAATGGTTTTCAAACACATCCTACGCTATGGAGCGATGATATTAGTTGGAATGATCCAGCTGGCACTATATGGGGACCAATGGTTATTGTATCTGCCAATGCTTTTGTCAACGGCGAATCTAGCATATCTAGTTCCATAACACTTACAGTAGATGGTGATGTCACAGCAGTAGCAGAAATTGCTCCTGCGGCAGTGGCAACAGTAGCAGTCACAGGCACTGTAAATTTTGAAGCAAATGCAAATATTAGTTCAAGTGTTAGTGTAGATACAACTGCTAACAAAACAGGTGATATTGCTAATCTAGAATTTGCAAGTGCATTTACTGTCACATCAAGTGGTATATTCCAAGTAGCAGGTGATCCTGAAGCAATAGATGCCGCATTTACAGTCACAGCAGATGGTGATACGATTGCAGATGGTGTTGCTATAAAAGCTGGTGTGTTTGATTTAACATCAACACCACTTAGAATACGTCCATTTGAAGCAGATATTTCAAGTGCATTTACACTTACAGCATCAGGTGAAGCAACAGCAGAAGGCGTATCAATTGTTGCAAGTGCAGGCACACTTGATATAACCGCTGTGAAAACAGTAAGAGCAGTTGAAACACTAGATGCTGTTTTTGACAGTGATTTTAGAGGCGGTATACTGTTTGGTGGTATAATAGATATACAAGCATTTGTCACAACAGTAAGTGCTCTAACAATATTCAATATTGATCCGTTTAGGGTATATCCAGTAGATGTAGAGTCAAGACTACTACAAATTGTTCCAGAATCAAGGATTTACAACACTAAAACAGAAACACGCATAAATATCATAACAGAAGAAGATAGAAATATAAATGTTAAATCAGAAACAAGAACAGTTGAAGTGCAACCACTTGAACTGGTTGAAGTTGCTGGTAATCCACTAGATAGGAGACAAGGATAATGGCTGATGCACAATCATTAACAGGATTTCAACAAGATAGAGCAGGTGCTTATATTGAGAAAGATCCTTATGCCGTGCTTGACTATAGTTTGGATTGGCATAATTGGATGCCGTCAGGTGAACACATCAGCACAGTCAGTGTCACAGCAGAAACTATATCAGGAGATGCGGCTCCATTAACAATAGATTCAACAACCAATACTAACTTTATTGCTACAGCATATATCAGTGGTGGCACAGCAGGTAATATCTACAATGTTGAATTTAGAATTGTCACAGACAATTCAAAACAAGATTCTAGAAATTTTAGAATCAAAGTAGTAGAGAGACAACTATAATGACAGAACAAGAACCAAGAAAGACGAACAAGAAATACAAAACCGTTGACAGGGATTTGGTATTTCGTTTGGCGTGTATTCAGTGTTCAGATCAAGAAATTGCAGAAGTAGTTGGCGTTAGCGTAGAAACACTACGCAGAAGATTTACAAAAATATTAGAACAAGGCAAACAAGAAGGCAGACAATCACTAAGGCGAGCAATGTATGAAAAGGCAATGAATGGAGACTCTAGGCTACAAATCTTCTTGTCAAAACAATATCTTGGAATGCGTGATACGCCTGAAGATGGAGATGCAAAGGCACCATTGCCTTGGGAGGACTAATTGGCATTGAGTGAAGCACAAAAAAACATATGTGAAAGTGACAAGCGTTTTAGAGTAGCAGTCACTGGACGCCGTTTTGGCAAAACACATGTGGCAATGCGTGAACTTGCTAGATTTAGTGCTTCTAAACAAAATTCATTGGTGTGGTATGTTGCACCAAGCTATAGAATGGCAAAAGGTATTGTTTGGGATCAACTCAAAGGCAAGCTAAAAGACTTGCGTTGGGTAGAACAAACAAACGAAGCAGAATTAACTATGAGATTGAAAAACGGATCAAAGATATGTTTAAAAGGTGCAGACTCACCAGACTCACTAAGAGGTGTGGGCCTAGACTTTCTAGTTATGGACGAATTCCAAGACACAGATCCAAGGGCTTGGACAGAAATACTTCGCCCTACACTATCTGACAAACATGGCAGTGCTTTGTTTTTAGGCACACCAAGAGGCGTGGGTAGTTTTAGTCATGAAATGTATTCAATGGCACAGTCAACTGATGATTGGGATAGTTTTACATATAGAACAATAGATGGAGAACAAGTTCCTGAATCAGAAATAGAAGCCGCAAAGCGTGACATGGACCAAAGAACATTTGAACAAGAATATTTGGCAACATTCAACACATACTCAGGAGTTGTCTATTACAACTTTGATAGAGAACATACTGTAGTGCCTTGCAATGGTATGCCTATGAGAGAAATACATTGCGGCATTGACTTCAATGTGGACCCAATGAGTGTTGCAATAAGTGTTATTGAAGGCAACACAGTTTATTTTGTAGATGAAATATGTATGAGAGGATCAAACACTGATGAAGTTTGTGATGAATTAAAAAGAAGATATCCACAATCAAGAATTATAATGTATCCAGATCCTGCAGGACGCCAAAGAAAAACATCAGCTGGAGGGCGAACTGATATTTCAATTTTGCAGAATGCAGGATTTGGTGTTCAAGTGCGTAATGCACACACACCAATTAGAGATAGAGTTAACTCTGTAAATGCAAAACTCAAAAACACAAACGAACAAAGAACCATGTTTATTGATCCCAAATGCAAACAGATTATAAACAGCTTAGAAAGAATGGTATACAAACCAGGAACATCCGTAATTGAAAAAGACGGAGAGTTGGATCATATGGCAGACGCAGTAGGATATTTGATTGATTTCTTATATCCACTTAGAACTGACTATGAATCCTCTACACCACAGCGTTGGGCATTCACTGGTAATAACAACACAAGGAGATGGAACTAATGCCCTACATAAGAGATAGGATAGTCAAAGGTGACAGTCGCAACAATGTGCAGTATATTTTACAAGCACATGATGCATACAAATTTTATTTAAATCGTTGGACTTTTTTAGGCGATAGCTTTAATGGAGGATATGACTTCTTCATGGGACGCTACTTAGAGCCTTACTATTATGAAAGCAGAGAAGACTACGAAAAAAGATTGAGAATGGTTGCTGTAGACAATCATGTAAAATCAATCACAGGTATCTACAACAGTTTCTTATATCGCAGAGATGTAAAAAGAGATTATGGAAGTCTAAATGGACCAGCACTAGATGCATTTTTAGATGATGCGGATCTAGATGGTAGAAGTTATGATGCATTTATGAGAGACTTGAGTGCATACACAATGGTATACGGAAATTGCTGGGTGATAATTGACAAACCCAACACACAGGTAAACACCAGAGCAGAAGAATTAGCACAAGGCATTCGTCCTTATGTTTCAATCTTTACGCCAGACAATGTTATGGATTGGAAATACCAAAGAAGTGCAAATGGTGCTTACACTCTAACATACCTAAAAGTCAAAGAAGAAATTATTGATGACAAACAGTATGTGAGAGAATACACACCAGATGAAATCAATGTTTACATGATTGATGGTGATGAAAAAACTGGTGACTTAGAATATTCAATGCCCAACACACTTGGCAAAGTTCCTGCCGTATGTGTGTATGCACAAAGAAGCAACATAAGAGGCATAGGTGTTTCACCAATGGGTGACATCGCAGACATACAAAAAGAATTGTATGAATTTAATTCAGAGATTGAACAAATTGTAAGACTAACCAATCATCCTAGCTTGGTAAAAACTGTTGACACAGAAGCAAGTGCAGGCGCAGGATCTATTGTGCAATTACCGCAAGGCATGGATCCAGGCTTAAAACCTTATCTACTACAACCAGATGGAGCAAGTATTGAAAGTGTGCTACAAACACTAGAAAGAAAAGTTGACAGCATAGACAGAATGGCTTGCCTAGGTGGTATTCGTTCAATTGAAAGTAGAAGATTATCAGGTATTGGTTTACAAACTGAATTCCAAATGCTAAACGCAAAACTTGCAGACTTTGCAATGAACCTAGAACATGCTGAAGAACAAATTTGGCGTTGTTGGGCAATGTATCAAGGTGAAGTATGGCAAGGCACTATAGAATATCCAAGAAGTTTCTCAATACAAGACAAAGTAAATGATATTCAAATGTTGAAAATGGCAAAAGACAGTGCTATTGCAGATCCTAACATCATAAAACAAATTGATGCTAAAATCTATGAAACAATTTTTGAAGAACCTTACGAAGAGCAGAGCGTGGGGGCGTTGCAAACAGATATGGTGCATACACCTATCACAAACACTCAGGATCTAGTTCAACATATGCGTGACATGGTATCGCAGGGTTATACCAATGAACAAATACTAGAACTACATCCTGAGTTAGCAACAATGTTTGGGACAACAGATGGGTAGATATGTCGCTGACATACCATATTACATTGAAGGCACTGAAGCTAGAATTAGAGAAGTGTTGACAGAGTATAATGACAACATACACAGATTTGAAACCAAACATTCAAAAAGAGCAGGTGTAAGAGCAAGAAACAATCTGCTTGAACTATGGCATTTGTGTCGTAAAAGACGCAAAGAAATCCTTGAACAAAGCAAAACACAAGCCTATGGTTATTGGGAACATCCGTCATGGGCTGGCATTGACGAGGATGAATAACAAAGGAGGGTATCATGGCAAAACGCGGTGGTAAGAAAAAGAAGAAAAATTCTATGCGTGGTGGACGCAAGAAAAAATAGCATTTAATCGCCATTTATGTGCGAATCTATGCTATGTATTATAAATAAGCATATACTGCCTAAGAGGGCAGGGAGTAGAACTCAACTCAAAAGAAAGAGGTAATTTTTATGGACGCAGAAACAGCGGTAAACGATACGGAGACAACTGCATCTCCACAAGAACAGCAGGCAACGACACAGGAAACGAAGCAAGAAAACCTTCTATCACAAGACGAAGTTAATCGCATAGTGGCAGAAAGGGTTCAAAGAGAAAAGGCAAAATTTGAAAAGAAATATTCAAATGTTGACTTGAATCTTTACAACGAACTGGTAGAGAAACAAGAGGCGGCACGCCAACAGGATCTTGAACAGCGTGGTGAGTATGAGAAGTTATTGAAGGAACAAGCTGAAAAGTTTAATTCTAAAATTAACCAATATCAAACTGAACTACACTCAATCAAGGTAGATGGCACACTCTTAAACGAAGCCAGTGCAAACAAAGCAATCAATCCTCAACAGGTTGTGGCTTTGTTGAAAAGTCAAGTTCGTCTAAATGAAGCAGGCGGAGTTGATGTTGTAGATCAAAACGGACAAGTGCGTTATGATGATAATGGTAATCCATTAACACCTAACAACTTGGTAAAAACATTTCTTGCAGAGAATCCACATTTTGTATCAGCAGGACCAACAGGTTCTGGAACTGGACAAGGTGTAGGTAAACAAACTCCTGTGGTAGACAACGACATATCTAAATTAGATATGAACAATGCGGCACACCGCGAACAATATCGTGAGATAATGAAAGCAAAAGGTGTGAGGCTATAATTGCTATAATAAAGGAGACATAACATGGCAAACGAAGCAACTTCCAGTGTGTTGTCAGAGCTGTATGCTAACATCGTGCAATCTGCACTATTCACACTAAATGAACAAACTGTTATCCGTCCATTAGTAAGAAATTACGACATGAGCGGAACACCTGGCTTAACAGCACAGGTTCCAATCTATCCGTCAGTAGCGGCGGCGGCTGTTGCAGATGGCACAGACTTAACTAACACAGCGTTCAACACAACATCTAAAACTATCACTGCAAGTGAAGTAGGTGTTATGGTTGAACTAACTGATTTAGCGGCTGAGTCTGCAAGTGAAGATGTAGCGGCGGCTATTGGACGCCAAATTGGTGCGGCTATGGCTGAAAAAGTTGACACAGATCTAGCAAGCCTATTCTCAGGTTTCTCTAATGTGGTTGACAAATCAGGTGCGGCTGTGACTGTTGAAGATATCTTCAAAGCGGCGGCTACACTAAGAGCAAACAATGCAAACCAAAACGGTGGATTTGTTTGTGTGCTACACCCATATCAAGCATATGACATCAAAGCACAATTAACAAACAATGGTGCAACTATGTCACACGCATTAAGTGATGTAGGTAATCAGGCATTAAGAGATGGCTTCCTAGGAAGAATCGCTGGTGTTGATATCTTTGAATCAAATGTAGTAGACGGTGCTGACAGTGCAGGATCATACTTTGGTGCTGTAATGACTCAGGACGCTCTTGGCTACATGGTTAAGAGAGCAATGAGAATTGAAACAGAGCGTAATGCATCTAAGCGTTCACTTGAAATCGTAGGTTCAATGGCTTACGGAACAAGCGAACTATTTGATCAATACGGTGTTGCAATTCAATCAGACGCAACAGCAGTAATCTAATATTGATTAGCTAAGAACATGGAATAGGGCGTCTTTGATGCCCTATTTCTTTATAACGAATAAATACTACTGGATAGAGAAGGACTCTACCAGAAATTGGAGCAGGACTCATGGCAATAACACTCGCAAACATATCTGACGTCACTGAATACGAACCAGATATCTTAAATTACGGCATCGCAGACTTTGATGCTGAACTCACCAAAGCACAGAATGATGTATTTCGCGACTTGAGAATCAAGTGGTGGCCCACTCAAATGATTGGACTATACGATGTAAAATTCTTGACTGGTGGCGAGCAAGAACCAGATGAAGATTTATACACAGCAAGTCAATTGACAAGAGCTTGTGTATACCATGCACTAGGGTTTCATATCTATCCTAAACTATCACGCTTTGAACCAGACTTAGATGTCTTTGAAAGAAAGATGGAGTTCTATAGAACAGAATATGAGCGTGAATTTGATTTAGTTTTAAGAGACGGTGTAGAATACGACATGGATTCATCAGGAACAGTTCAAGACGATGAAAAACAAGCGACACATTTCCTACGCCTTAAGAGGTAGGCAATGGCAAGTATTCGCAACGATTTAGCAGATTCAATTGTAGAAATACTACAAGACATAAGGTATCCTCGTCCTGTGTTAGTGACTAGGGAACCTTTTGATGTAGAAAAATTAGCAATTACACAATTTCCAGCAATATTAGTTCAAACAGGATCAGAAGAGCGTGACACAGAAACCATGCACACATCTGGTGTTCGTCGTGGCACAATACAATACCTATTGAGAGGCTTTGTAAGAGGCACAGAACTAGACAAAAAACGCAATGAACTAATAGAAGCAATAGAAGAAAAATTAGACGCTGACAGATATAGAGGCAAAGAAACCAGCGTTGTCCAGAATTCACAAATCATCCAAGTGGATGTTGTGGAAAGATTGTCACCTTTGGCAGAGTTCATAATGACATATGAAATAACATACTATTTCACCAGAGGGACAGCATAGGAGAAACAAATGATTGTAATGAAAAAAGGGAACAGCACAAAAGATGTTTACAATGAAGATTTAGTGCCGTTCTACAAAACAAAAGGTTGGGAAGAGGTAGACACGCCTGCATCTCCTGTGCGTGCCGCACTCAAACCAACTAAAAAGGCAAAAAAAGAATTTACTGAAGTCATTGACAATGATGAAAGTGAAACGGTGGATGAGACGCCCGCCGCAATTGAAGCGTCCGTTGAAAACGCTATAGAACAAGGAGACTAATATGGCTATATTAACTGGTAATAACGGCGTTCTCAAGATAGATGATGATGGTAATTCACCAACAGCTATCGCCGCCGTGAGAACTTTCACATTAGATATCACAAGTGATACTATTGAAACAACAACTATGACAAATGACACAAGAACCTATGTAAAAGGTTTAAGTTCATTCTCAGGTTCTGCAGACATCTTTTTTGATGAAGCAGAATTCCCAACAGATGGTAGTGGAGAAATCATTGGATTGAATCCAAACCTACAGAATGTTGGCACAAGTCCATACACAATTGAACTGTTCCTAGATAATACTTCACACAAATTTACAGGTGAAATAATTATCACAGGATTCAGTGTAAGTTCAAGCATGGACGGCATGGTTGAAGCAACTATTTCTTATCAAGGAAGTGGCGGAGCTACATTCTCTGCAACTTAATAATTGATATGAGGGTTAGGGTTCTTGGCGTCAAACAAGCAAGTGACAAATTGCAGTTTGCTGTAGACAGTAAAGTTGAAAAGGTAGCAGAACAAGTAATGACTATTGCTCGTTCTAAAACACCTATCAAGTCTGGAAGAGCAAGAGCAAATTGGAGCAAGCGAACAGGGCGCCAAGGATTCACTGTTGACAACCGTGTGCCTTATATAGGCAGATTGGAAGAGGGCTATTCAAAACAAGCACCAAAGGGTATACTACAACCTACCCTGAGGGAAGTTAAAAGGAAAAACTTAGGAAGATAACATGACAAAAAAACCTTTAGATAAAATAACGGCCCACTACCGCAATAAAATTAGTGGAGGCTTACTCAAAGTAAATGTGCCTGAATGGGATTTAGATATCTATTATAGACCCAGCAACACACTTCAAGAAGAATCTAGAATGATTGAATTAACGCAA